GCATACGTGACGTGCTGATAGCGCGTAATAAACGCTTGCTTCTCAGTGTCATACGTAACTGGCCCACCTTCACTCTTGACTACCGCAAGACCCATCCCAGACATACCAACGTCTTCCACAAAGGCACGATTGTCCTTATGCTGCTCAAACAGCTTTGTGTACTCAACTGGATATTCCGAGTATGCCTTACCATACCAAGCATTTACCCCAGGCCAAAGGGCCTTGGCAAAAGAACCTGTAGAAATGATATTACTCATAAATCCTCCTTAAACCCCAGCAACACCACCATAACCAAGCTGCGACGTATTCAGTTTGACATGGTAGCTAAAAAATTGATCGCCTGGAATGTTGTCAGGACGATTTGGGAAACCAACAATCTTCAGCGGCAGCGTGGCCGTAGTAGCAAGACCAGCCGAAGCCAGTTGCATACCAGAAGCGCCTGTCGCAGTATTTCCAGCCGTAGTAGTAAAGTTGCCATTCAGCCCCACGTTTGCCGTAATAGTCGCGGCAGGAACGTTAGTGCCTTCAAACTGCACTTCATACACTTGGTCTGGGTCAACATTAACCAGCAGATAGCGGTCAGTATTGGCACGACGAAACACTGGGCTATTGAGGTCTGTGACAGGAGGCACATTACCAGTGTCACCAACACCAGTAAAGATGATACCAACCACAATACCAAAAGCCACATCAGTTCCAGCCGTCACACGAGTTACAGTAGGGACACCTGTAGCTGCGCGAGCATCACCCGCCAGTCTAACAGCATCACCAACCATAATCACCGAGCTATCCGACGCAGGAACAAAAGCAAGTTGGGCTTGCCCTGTATTACTACCACCAGCAAGGTTGTAGACAGGGCGGAACCCGTTAATACGAGATACACTAGCCATATTATTCTCCGTTAGTCTTTCTTCAGACTAATGTCACCATAGTCCGAAGCGTTTTTAGCATTAGTTTTCATAGAGAGTTCTAGGGCATTTACATGAGCTTGCTTGGCGGCTTGGTCTTCTTTGTAATACTCTTCTTTAATACGCATTACAAAAGCTTTCATACCATTGCCAACAGAAGCTTGTGCCTTAGAACCCTCCGCAGAGGCAGCGTTTACACGCCCATCCCCAATGGCGACAGCGTTAGCTTCCACCATTTCATAACCAGCATCCAGAAATTGTCCGATACGCCCACCCTCGTCATTGACAATTCGGTAGACATAGCCAGGCTCCTTGCCTGTGACAGTTAACACATTGCGACCGTTGATCGGGGTACGTTTTGGACGCGCACTTGCGCTATGAGCAGGTCTAGTCATTTTTAGTTTCCTTTCGAGGCCATAAGCTCTTTAATGTATTGATCTTCGGTCATGATGCCCGTGTTTACGATCTTTCGCATAATTTCTCTTTCGGATGGGGTCAAAGACTCAGAAGCCTTTTTAGTGGGACCGCTCCGTGTACTAGCCTCTACGGCTTGTTCTCTGTTGGCTGCCGCTGTGCGGAACTTGTGTGGGAATTCTTTACGAATTGCACTTTCCACTTTACGCAGCACTTCTTTGGGACTATATCCCTGATTGTGAAGTTTTAGACCTAAAGCGTCAGCAGTAGCTCGCATCACTTCATTTGTCTCATACCAGTCATTCCTATCCACCCATTGACTAAACTCAGCGGTGTATTCGTTGTCTTCAACTTCTGTAGGAATGTCCTTGACTTCACGCGTAACAGCTTCTTTTTCTGCTACAATTTCTTCCATCTTTTCCTCAAGAGCAAACGCTCGTTCGTGTTCTCCATCAAGAACAGCCTGTTTACGGGCTTCTTTAAGGCTCTTCAGAGCACGTTCGTATTCCGCCTGCTTTACCTTGGAATGATGTTCTTTGAAAGCTTCTAGAGCTGTCCGAAGTTGTTTAACTTCTTTGCTCTGCTTTTCAATTTTATTAAACAGTTCTCCGCGCCGTACAAACTCGGCAGCATCAATAAAAGACTCATCGTCTCCATCAAACTCTTCACGAGGAATCCACCCTTGGTCAATAGCCTTCAGCTCTACTGCTGTATATTGACGCTCTTCGGTTTGTTGAGTAGTTTCTTGAGTTTGTTCAACAACTTCTTGTTTATTTTCTACAGACATATTATCCCCTTACAATTGCAATAACGTCTTCGTCGTTCATTAGAACATAATGATACGCGTTGTTTTCAGTGTCTGGGTCTTCTGGGTCTTCCACAAAACGTCCAGCATTCTTTGCATAAACTACGGTATCTCCAACTTTAGCCCAAGCACCACCAAAATCTTTCCAGGCAGTGTCTCCTACAGCAACAATTTCACCAGTGTCAACGCTACTGTCGTAACGCGTTTGTTTGTCCAATTGCACTGCAAGACCGGCTGCTCGCGCACGAGCAATTACGGGGTCATGTTCAATATACTTTTTTGCTTTTACAAGCACTCGATGTCCAACAGGGATAATCATTAAGTCTCCTTAATTTCGTCTAAAGAAATACGCAAAATGTCGTTTAGTGCGGCAATATACCCTACATGTTTTCGGTCAGTAAGGCTGTCTGTTCCAGCGTTTTCTGCCAAAGTTTCCATTAAAAGGGTTTTTCTAAGTTCAAGTTCTTTAAAAAAAGCCAAGGTTACTTGGTGCTTTTTCCAGTCCTTGAAGAGGTCTGAGTCTGTTGTTTCGCTAATTTTTGTTGCTCCTCTTTATGGCGCATAGACTGTCTATGTTTTTGTTCTGATTGAATCATAGTCTGAGCAGTTTTACCACGCTCAGCAGCTTCAAAAATACGTTGTTTGTGTATTGCAATACCAGCATCAAGACGATTCTTTACCGCTGCCATTTGAGCCTCCTGTTCTTTCGTGGCAGCTTCCATCATTTGTTGGAAAGCTTTGTCTCTAGCTGCTAGTTCAGACTTCATTTGCAATTCTTGCGCCTTTAGTCCAAACTTTTGTTCCTCAATCTGCCCCTTCATTTGCATTTCAAGCATCTTTGGATCAGGCGGAGGTTCAAACATACCAGATTCCTGAATTTGTTGATTAAACAACTTTTCAGCATTTGGTTGTTCCTGTGCTTCAAGCACTCTACGAACAACTTCCACAGGATCGAGCATCCCTAGTGGAAGAAGCTCTAAAAGTCCTTGAGCTTTCATAAGTTTTTCAGTTTGAGTTGGAGACGACGGATCAGCAGAAGGGCAAACATTGTACGTCTTCAAATCAAAGTCTCTAGCATCCACGGGAATGTCTAGAATGTTTTCATACTCATTAGGGTCTAAATAGACACTATTCAGTCTGAAAAGCTTTTTATACTCCTCAGTAAGAGAGCGATAAATACGCTTGTAAACAGCAGTAAACACTTTCATTCCTTGCTCAACAGTTGCCATTGTAGTTGTAGCAGGAGTGTTTTGTCCTGGCATTTTCCCAGTAAAGATTTCTGCAACAGAGGCCAGTTCTTTACCAGAAGTTACCAAAGTTCCCATCAATTGAAAAAGTACATTACTCGGCTCTTTTGTGGGAAGAGGAACAATTTGTTTACGCAGGTCGTCAGCAATAGTTGTAGTAGTTTTCCACTCTCCAGGAAGCCATTGTTGACCTCCCATTTTAAGCTTAATCCCTTTACCTAAAAACCCACCTTGCAGGTTGTTTAACGTACCAGCGTCAATAAGTTGGTTAATCAGGGTATTTACAGACTCGTTTAGTGGGCTCAACAGCAAACCAAAACCGATGTCGTAAAAAGCCCCATTTGGGTTGGGAATAAAACTAAACTTAGTAAAATATTGAATAGGTTCTATCTTTTGAAGCGTTTCGTCGTCGTTAAGAAACACAGTAGTTTCATCATAACGAGCTACCATACGAAGCAGCTTTTTAGAATTACGCTCAAAGGTAATAACGTAAGGCTCAGCATACCCATCACCGTCTAAATCGTAATATGTATGCTGTTCAATAATTGTGTATGGAAGAGTGTTGTCTTGTTTAACGTAATTAAACCTGTCATTCAATTTGTCCATGGAAGGTACAGGATCACCAAGATCAACTTCAGCGTAAATTTTAGACATCTGCCGTTCTTTAATTTGACGTTTGTTCAACATCAAAATTTGAGAAATACGCTCAGCCGATTCTAAGTTTTTAGCCCAAAAATCAACAACAATGTCTTTTGGCATAATCAGTTCAGACACATTCTTTTTGTGTACTGTGCTGTAGTATGTCTTTTTAAACACTGTTCCAACAATGGGAAGCATAATCAGCAGTTTGTCCATGTCTTCTTCCCAACCTTCCATTTGATGGAGGATTTGGTAAGACATATATGTGGAAACTCGGTCGGCTAGAGCCAGTTTAGAGCCGTCAGGGTCTTTACCAATGATTTTACTCTTAACAATGTTACCAGACGAGGGTACAAGAGAAGGATAAGCCCGAGCAGAAAACTGCATAGCAGCAGTAGTCATTAACGGATATTTAACATTGGAAGCCCCTTGCCATGGGAAAGTGCGCTCCTCTTGTACTTGATTAGCCAGTTTTAGCCACTGATCGTAGGATTTCTCCCATTGTTCACGGCTAGAATGGTCCACCTCAAAACCTTGACGACATTCCATACCAATTTTGGTAAGTTCGTCTTCATCAAGATTTTCTGCAATGTTAACTGTTTCAACAAGCTCCCTGAATTTCTGACCACCTTCTTCTGTTTCCAGTTCAGTATCCAGTGATGGAGCTTCTTCCTCCATGGGTAAACCCAGATTGTTCAAGCTCATCTCGGTAGGCATCATCATCTATTTCTTCTTTCGTAGGTGCTTCAATTAGTTTATCAAGCATTTTACCAAGATAAGAAAAACAATCTACTTGGTCATCATGCTTGCCACGAGGAAATGTTAAACATTCGTCTTCAAAGACAGGAAACCATTCCGCATCTTTAATGAATTTAACAGTGTGTGCTCTCATCCGAGCTTGAATATTTCTAGAACGCAACACTTTATCTTTACCCTCATGCTTTAAAGCATACAGTGTGGGAAAAGTGTTTGTTCTAATCATTTCTTCACGAAGGAAAGGTCCAAGAGCTTTAGACACCTGCATTTCTTCAACACCAATTGCAACTGGTTCATAAATACGTTGAAGAGTTAATAGAGTATCTACAATTTCTTTACCATCAAGACGTTCACGAATTACGTCTTTAATGATAATTTGTCTATTCTCATCAACAGCAGCAATAAGAAAAACCGAGTAGTCAGCCTTCTCGGTTTCAGAAATAGCAAAGTCTGCTGTAATGTAATAGTGGAGCTTTCCTTTTAAATCTTCTTCTGTTGCATTAAGAAAATCAGCTTTCTTAAATAAAGCTTTTTCTTGGTCAATAGGAAG